AGATGTGTATAAGAGACAGCCATCTACCTGAGGAGTTAAATTACGACGTATTGAATCATCCCATCGTGAAATTTCAGCAGTCAAAACTAGCGCTGATGATGTTGAAATTTCTTTTAAATTGTCAAAGTTAACTTTAGCCAACTTATAAGCTTTTTTAGGCATATTACCATCACCGAAAAAAGACTTGTTTGTTGTTAGCTTTCGAATAGCATTAAGATGCTGAACGGTGACATCAAAATGACTTGAAAAATTCATAATTTCAGGCAATGTTATCACTAAACCTCGACGATTCTTACTCGAAGCATGTCTAACATTTAACCCTAAATCTTTTTCTTCATCCACCCACTTATTTACTCTTAGCCATTCTGGCTCATTGAATTCAATAACTAGATCAGAAGCTGGAAGCTTACGTTGGCTACGATGAAATAACGACCGTCTAACATCTCTTTCTCTCTGCTTTTCTGTTATTTTTTTCATTTGTTTTCAATAAGCCAAAGGCCCAGAGGGCTAAGTAATAAACGCACAAGATTGTATATATGAAATGCCTACAAATCAAGACACTGTAAGTCCCAACTCATCTCATAGTAAGCAATGCCTGTTACAAATCCTCCCCGTAGCCCATTTACATCCCGTTTAAATCCATTTAAAAGCGTTTAACGCCTTTTCACCCACACGGTTGCACCAGAAACTCATTCAATCGCTTAGCTTGAGATACAGGGGCTTTACTCTGCAGTCAGGAAATCACCCAGTATCTGATAGATCTGCTCTGTATCTTCATCTGAAACACCCAACCAGGGACGGGCGGGAATGGCGGCATTTTGTGGGCGCATATCGGAAGTACCACCGAAATGGTGGATAGCACCGTATTCATAAGGAGTACCAAATGTTATGCCGGTTCGCCAAGCATTGTAATTCAGCTCACGCCCGAGGTGCTGATTCAGCACAAGGATCAGGCTTTGGTTCTTTTTCTTCCGCTTCTTGTAGCCTTCACTCAGTGGTTGCCATGGCTGACCATCTGGTGATTCCTGCTTAGCCCACCGTTCATTATGGCTAAGAAGCAGCATCTCTCCGATATCCTGAAAGGCAGGTTCAAGGTTTTGCCCACGCGTTAACAGCTCGTTAATGCGTTCACGGATATGCTCAATGCCATCTAACCGAATTGAATAGTTAACCCCCACCATTAAATCAGTCCTTCTTTGCGGGCCTGTGTTAGCAAGTCTTCATCAACAGCAGCAAATACGGCTTCCCATAATTCACCGATATAGTCAGCCTCCTGACCTCTCGCCTGACGCTCTAACGTGTCTAGCTGGCGCAGCGATTCAATAGTTAAAGACTGTTTAAACAGTGTTTCCGCTTGTTCCAGTTTGTCCATCTGGCTTTCTCCCTCATCTGATTACAGTGTACCAGCCTTTTCGACCACCTCACTAATGAACCGGTGAGCCTCTGGCAACGCCTGATTCAATGCCTGGGGTGATAACAACCACGCCGCAAAGTGCTCGGCAAACCATTCATCATCATTCCGGCCACCATAGCGAGTCAGTGAAGCCCGGCCTTTCAATTCTGACGGTAGTGCTGGGCTTCCGGCTTTAAAATAGACCTGATGGCCCATTTCATGCGCCCATGTAGCAAACACCCGCGCTGGGTTGCCTTGGGCTTGGTTTGCGGCAGCTGAAAACGACCACAGACGATCTGCTGTTTTGCCTAGCGGCACCGCTTCGGCAAGTGATTCTGTCAGCGTGGCAATATCAATTTTGTTCAGGTTATCGGCGGCTTTGGCTTTGACCACCACATGGTTCCAGCTGCGGGAAGTAAAGCCATTGGTGCGGCTGGGCCGTCGATTGGTATAGTTCCAGTGAGAAAGCTCCGCCCCGCTTTGCAGGTACTCTTCTATCTCACTCCCCAGCGCACGCCCTTTGCAACTGCCGTTGATTTCACCGGCCTTTAGAACCAGGGTTTTTATGTCATGCTGCTTGAGCACCTGTTCAAAGGCTGCTACCTGCGGGCTATCCAGCTCGGCCAGTAATACACTTATCCCTTTGGCATCGACACCTTTAATGGTCGAAAATGCATGATCAACAACCCGAGGGGTTAACCGCTCTTCCAGTGGCGGCTTCTTATCCACTATCTGCTTGGTCTTCTCGGTTAACTGGGCGCTACTCTTCGGGGTGTAATCAAAACCAGGATCAATCCCTTTCGGTACGTTATGCACCTCCCCCGTTACTTTATCCACCCATTCATAAGTGTCTACTTTCGGGGCTTGATTCGCTACTTCTAGCCCTAAGCGCTTTAAATCACGCTCACTGGCTGTGAACTTCTTGCACTTACAACCATAACCATTAATCGGGGTGTGGGTATCCCACCACGGGTCGTCGAGTGGCAATACTAGGTTATTCCAAGAAAGGTGCTCGTGACGGGGATGCTCTGCCCCTGAGTGTTTATATATGCCATACGGGCGGCGGCTTTTCACTTGTTCTATTTGCTGCTCACGCCCTGCGGTGTATGACTGCCGAATATTGGTTTCATAAATGACTTGAGCGCGCCAGCCTGGGCTGCCTGTATGTTCCCAGCCATGCTTTTGAACAATGTCGTTAAACTGACTTTTAAACCAACCTAACGACTTGCCATCCGCAATGGCCGTATCGACCGCCTGGCGAAAATCACTCAATAGATCAGTTTTCATTGCCCCAGCAACCATAAAGCCCCGGTCGTGGGCATTCTTCCACACATCGGCCCAACGCTCAGAAGGTACATTGGCTTTATTACGGAAATAGGCGATCTGCTGTTTAAACGGCAGGCTACCGTATTGAACTGGCATTATTTGCCGTCCGTTACATCACTGATACCAGCCAGCTCGGCGGCGGCCATCGCTTGTGCCATCACCTCGCCCAACTCTTCGGTGCTGATCACTCCTTGTAGTTGCAAGATACTTTCGCGCAGTTCGGGCAGGCTGGTCGCACTCTCAACCAGTTCACGGACTGGCGCAAACATGTTGGCCATTAATCCACCAGCTTCTTGCTGCAGCCGCTCGGCTTGCAGGTCGGCGGTATCTGGCTTATTGGCCTGTGCCTTCAGAACTGCCAGCCCCTTGAGTTCCGCTTGTGATTTAGGATCGGGTTGCTGAACCGAACCCAGAATCGCTTCACCGTCTTTGGCTTGCGGAATTTGGGTTTTATCGTGCGCCCATTCCAGCGGTATTCGCATCCCAAGCCCTACTAAGCCAGGCAAGGCGGTCGATAACATTTGGATGTCTTCGGCTTCGGTGAGATCAAATTCAAAGCGAGGAATACGGTGGCGATTGCGATAGCTTTTGCCATTTAAGGCATACAACGGGAACACTAAATCGCGGGTTAAGGTGGCGGCGATACGTTTAAGGTCGAAATCTCGGATTTCTTCGCGCACTTCGTTATGCACGTTACCTAGTGCATTGGTGCTGGTTTTGCCGTCGGCCTGACTGGTGAGGGTGCCGCCCAAAATGGCTTTAGACTGGGATTTTTCACACCAGTTGACCATTGCCATGAAGGGATCGCTGGCCCCATCGGCGGCATTCTGAAAATCGATATCCATGCCTTTGGGGATAATGCCACCCGCATTATGACCAATCGACATGACTGCCCGTAGTAAAGTGGATTTCTCCCGCTCGGTCGCCCCTTCTGGGTATTTTCCTAACCGAATGGGTAAGCCGTAAATTTCTAAGAATTCGGCTAAATCACGAATACTGTAGTTTTTGAATAAGAACGGCCATGCCAGTACCCGCACCAGACCACGGCGGCTTAGATAACCTGACTTGGCTTTGGCTGTGTGAGATATCCAGCCGAACGGATTCAGCTCGGCCCCTTCATGGCTGCCATTGCGCAGGCGTAGCTGGTTGCGGTTATCGGGATGAGTTTGAAACCACGATGGATCACGGTGGTCGTAGCCACTGACGCTGTGCATACCCTCTATTATTTCCCATTTCAGTTCGAGATTTGAAAAGGTTTTGAGGGTGGCATCGGCCATATCAAACAAGGCATCTTCTAGCCAAGTTGCATCTTCGAGTAGTTCTTGCAGCATGTCTGCATCGCGCTGTTCTTGTGCTGTGGCATTGCGTGGCGGGCGAATGTTCCAATCGATATTGAGCAGGGCCATTTTGCGTTTTGCCAGCTCTGACTGAATATGGGCGTCTTTCTCTTCCATGTCTTCAGCTAGCTCGCACTGGGCAATTAAATCGCCGTCTTCGGCGCGTTTCATGATGCCTGCTAGTTTCGCGGGGGTAAGCCCTGATGATGGATGCCCGGCAAAGTGGCGTTTAAGCTGGATTAAACGGGAATCGGCTTCGGTTTGTTGCTCATCCAGGTCTGCCGTTTCAATAGGACGGCCCCATAAATCTACAATTGGTGATGTCGCCATGTGGCAGTTCCTTTTTAATAACAGCCAGATTAATAACAACCCTGATCGAAGGCATGCCCTTGTTCATGCAACAGATCATCGTCTTCGGTTAGTTCGCCTTTGGCAGGTAGTGGTGTAAATTCAATCGCGGCCCCGTCCATCCAGCTGGCACGAATGGCCATCGCCAAACCCACAGCAAAGTCACCGTGACGCTGTTTGCCGTCTTGGCCTTTGCTTTTTCCTTTGTCGATTTTGGGAACGCCGTTGATCACCTGAATATGGCTGAGGTCGTCTTTAATATCTTCATGTCGGGGTAAATCGAGATTCAAATCTTCAAATTCGGCTTTTAGCTTTGGCATCCACTCGCGATACCACGGATCGTTGAGCGAAACCTGATCGACCATTTCTGTGCCGTATTTGAGTGCGGCAGATTCTGCTAAATAGCCGCCGTTACCTGTGGCATCGAAGGCCATTCCGCGTTTACGGGGCAGCGCTTCCAATAAGAAATGCAAGATTTGTCGCTGACCTTCATAGGTCATGTTGCGCAGCTCAACCACGAACGGGACGTATTTGCTGAGGTTGGGTCGAATCCCTAACGGTACGAAGATGGACAAATCCCCTTTGCGGGCGAAATCTTCTCCGAACGAGTGCGAGTGACTGGTATCGAGTTTATCCAACTCCGGCTTTAAGACACGTTTACACCAATCATCAACATGCGCTTTACGCTGACCGTCACTCCATTCCATAAAGCCTTTGGGGGCTTCGATGGTCAAAATATTAGGGCCGTGCTTCATCGCGGAATCAATCAGTACAGAAGGAATATACTGACCACTGGATGCCTTTGGCACACAGTAATACTCTTCTAGGGCATCATCTTCGGTGGCGGTATCGTTGAGCAGGTTGGCTTTCCATTCGTCTTCTTTTTGTTGCGACCACTCAATTTTTTGGATCTGGCAAATACGCTGATAAAGCCCTTCGGTACAGGCATCATCAAGGGTGATGGTGTGAACGCTATAGCGTTTTTTTCCTGCCCGTGAATCGTTAATCAGTGAGTTAAACAGGTTGCTCACGCCATTGTGGGTGCTAATTAAACGCACCTTTGCGCCCCACATGGTCAGTGCAAGTGCCGCTTTCAGTACTTCCGCTAGACGATCATGAAACGCGGCTTCATCAATGATAACGGTGCCTTGCATGCCCCGTAGGTTAGATGGGTTGGAGCTGAGTGCCTGAACTTTAAAGCCAGAATCGAAGTAGACGACAAAGGTTAAAATGTCTTTGTCTTCATTGGTGAGCACTTCTTCTTGTACTTCACTGGCAACTTTATTGAATGCCTTGGCCCACATGGCGACAGCATCGATGAACTCTCGCGCCATCTCTTTATTAGAACCAACATAAAACACGTTGCTGCCGCCTTCCCCTTTGGCGGTGCCTGCCGTTAGTGATGAATCGGCGGCTTCGGCAAAGGTTAAGCCAGTACGGCGGGATTTCTCGGCAATCTTTAATACCGATTTATCTTCCATCCAACGTTTCTGATAGCCCAGCAGTAACTCATTAGGGTCGAACGCATGAATAACAGCTTCAGTAACATGGTTCAGCTCTGGTCGAAATACTTCGGTCATTAGACTATCCCCAGTATTTCTTTTTTGATGCTGGATACTGTTTCGGCGGTCATTCCGGCTTTTTTGGCGACGGTTTCTGCTACCTTGGCCGCTTCATCTGCAAAGGCTTTACGGATTTCTTTTTCGCGCTTGTGGCTAGACATCGCGGCACTTTCAAGACGTTGGGCGGCGAGCATGGCATCTTTGATCATGCCGATATCGACTTCGCCGTCCTTTTCATTGGCGTTCATCATGGCTTTGAACAGTTGGGTGCGGCCAATTTCAAGGATGAGTTTGGATACTTCGCCTGTCGGTTTATCGCCAAGCTGGGCCACCAGCGCTTGTGAGACTTCACGTACATCACGCAGGTCTTTACCAATGGCTTCCATACGAGATGAGTAACGATTTAAACCGCTACGGCTCGGTTTCAAATCTTCGGGTAAGCCTTGTTGTTCAATGTATTCATTCACGGCCTGCAGCACTTCTTGCTGGCTGTTTTTTCCATCACGCAGCAAGCCATCGAGCAGTTGTTTTACATCATCAGGCAACAAGTCTATTTTGCTGCGACGGCCACGGGTGGGGTTATCTGTTTTATCCGTCATCATTATTCCCCTGGTCGTGGCTTCTTAATTCCCGATACCTTTGCTCGACCACTTGCCACATCTTCACCCCGCCCCGTTAAGGTCGCGATGTAAGTGGAACCGAGCTTTTCAAGTGTGATTAACCCTAGTTCACTCAACCATTCCAGCTCTGCCCGCAGTGCGTCTCGGCTAATATCTAAGCCATAGCGATCTAGGCCATCTTGAATAATTGATTCATTCAAATCATATCCAGGTACTTCAGACAGCAAACGCAAAATAACAAGCCGCTGGTGCTCGCGCAGAATTTGAGTAATCGCCATTATTTTTGCTCCTTTCTAAATTCGTTTTCGTACAGCATGGCGAGACGGTTTTCGATATTGCTTATCGAGTTTAAAATCGCTTCGTTTTGGGTGCTCACCTTGACTAATCGGCGGTCGGTTTCGTGCCAATCGTCTTTCGATGGCGCTGCTGCGATCGCTTTTTCTACATCGGCTACACGTTCTTCCAGCTTTTTTTGCTCTGCCTTTGTCGCGAAGCGGTTAGAGAGCCAGGCAAACACACCCGCCCCCGCGAGACCACCCGCCACTACCACAATCGGCCACCATGTTTTTATTAGTTCACCGTCCATATTTACCTTTCTTTTCTTTACCCATATTTTCTATCACTGTCTCGCACGGCACGCATCGCACGGCCTCTGGCGTTTTTTCTATTCGCCTTGGATCTATCTTGCTTGTACAACCTAAGCAATAACGCCCCGATTCATCTTCGTCTGGTATTTCCACCGGCTTACGCTGCCGCCGGATGCAATCAGCTATGTAGGCATCGGTTTCAGTAGCAGCGCAGTCGATGAGATCGGTCATGACGCAATTCCCATTGTTTTTTCTTTGTAGCGCGAGCCCATGTAAGTCGCAGCCAAGCCAATCAGAAAACCAGCAATGACCATATCGGGTTTGGGGTTGCTGATAACGTAATAGCTCGCGGAACAGGCACTAATGAGCGCTAAAAGTGGCCGTGTTAACGCGACGAACCAATGACTGGATTTATCACCAGCACGGATCGTCTGCTGTCCGGATTCGAATATGGTTTCTTCGTGCTCTAGCTGGCGTGCTTCGCGTTCGGCTTCAATTTTTGCCAGTTCGACCTGCACCTTACCCATGCGTTCTAGCTCTTGTGGCGATAGCTTATTCAGCTCGTTGACCACGTGCTTTTGCTTCACTTCAAACGGGGCGATGGACTTGTCGATCTGCTCAATTTTGTTGGCCATTCGCACCGCAGTTTCGCTGGCACTGTCGCCAAACATTCCACCGACGGTTTTGATCAATGTCGGCCCGGCAGAGAGCAGTGTTTTTGCTAGTCCGAAAATAGTGAGTGGGTCCATTACTGCGGTACTCCTAATAATGAATGTTGTGTGCCAGCAACAGCTATGCGCTGGTTATTTCCAGCTGCCATTCCTTACCACCTAAGAAGGTCATCATTTTGTTGAATGCCTCGGTCGAGTTCATTACTGCCCACTCACCATAACTGACGCCAAAGTGTGTGCCTGGTGCGAGGCAGCCTTGCAGTTCATTGGCTCGGTTGGCTTTGTGGAATAAACAGTGAGTACGTAGGCTTGGCCCATAACGGGTGACACCTAACGTCGGAGCTTCGAGGGCGTAGCAGCTGCCAAATTTCGGACTTTGATGCGGGATGAGTTTGTAATTACCTTTGGGCACGCAAGAGATGCTGGGCTTGTTGTTATCCCATTCACGCTCGACGATGCAGCACAGCTGTTCGCCATCTTGGGTATGGAGTGTTGAATAGGTGCCGTAAGGAAAATAACGGCGTTTGAGATATAGTTTGTCCATGTGCATCCCCGCAATCTGATTTAAAAATCGTTTTGATTACGTTGATGTTAGAACTGAAATAGGGTTACAAGGATTGGAAGAGTTTCCAGATAAATCAGAAGATTAAATAGATATTTCGAAAAGGATTATGGCAGCTTTCAGGCAAAAATAAAGCCCATTCAACGGGCTTCGGAATAATAATAAAATCAAAACGCACCTACTTAGGAAACAATAGAT